ATCCGTTTTTCTTTAGACGAATTCCTTCGCACAGATGCGCTCCAACGTGCTCAAGTTTACGAAATTCTTAACCGTATCGGTGCTATGAGTGTCGAGCAGATTCAAGAAGAAGAAGATTTAATTCATAACGAAGGAGAGAACGCATGAAGATAACTATGCCAGTAGCAATTACGGCAGCGGATGCAGAGTCACGCATCATCGCTGGACGTATTGTGTCTTGGAATGCTGAAGGCAATACTTCAGCCGGTCGCACGATGTTCGAGAAGGATTCGATCAAGATGTCCAAGAACACGAAACTAGTTCTTCAGCATGACGTTACAAGACCGCTCGGAAAACTCGTAAGTTTTGAGCAAGATGAACAAGGCATCATTGCAGAATTTAAGATCGCTAAAACCACCGCTGGTAATGACGCCCTCGAAGAGGCTGCAACAGGACTTCGTTCTGATTTCAGCGTAGGGGTCGATGTCGAAGAGTGGAATAACAAAGACGGCGTAATGGCAATTAGCGCAAGTAACTTAATCGAGGTTAGCCTCGTCACAGATGGCGCCATCCCCGGCGCTGAGGTCGCAAAAGTAGCGGCCGTAGACAATGAAGTTTCTGAGCCAACTCAGGAAGAAATACCATCAACCACAGAAGGAGAACAAGTGTCAGACACTACCGTTCCAGAAGTCGCATCTGCCGCAGAAACGGTAGAGGCTGCAAGAGTCGAAGTTAAGGCTGCAACAGCACCTTATATTTCAACAACAGTTCGTAACCCTATCGTTGATAAGGCTTCTTATCTCGAGCACTCAGTCCGCGCTTCACTTGGTAACGAAACATCAAAGATGTACGTTGCAGCAGCAGCAGACACAACAGACAACGCAGGATTAATTCCTACACGCCAGACAACAGACGTCATTAACGGCATCTCAAATGCAGATCGTCCATTCATTGATTCAATCTCAACAGGCGCACTACCTGATGCAGGTATGACTTTTGAGATTCCAAAGATCACCGTTGCTCCAACAGTTGCAGTCGCATCTGAAGGTGGCGCACCATCAGAAACAGATATGAATTCAGCCTTCGTATCAGTTTCAGTACAGAAGTTTATTGGCCGTCAGACCTTCAGCCTTGAGTTGTTGGATCGTTCATCTCCTGCATTCTTTGCAGAACTCGTTCGTCAAATGGAGTTCGCATACGCAAAGGCTACAGATGTAGCAGTCGGAACTGCACTTATTAACGGCGGAACAGACGGCGGAAACCGTGCAGCACTTACAACAGGCGCTCTCGTATCTGATTTTGTATCAGATGCAGCAGTATCAATCTACAAGGGCACACTCGGATTCGCTGAGAACATCGTAGTATCTCCAGAACAATGGGGCGCACTTATGGGCTTGGTCGATTCTTCTAACCGACCAATCTTCCAGCAGACAATTAACCCGCAGAACGCTGGCGGAACTTTGACTGCTACTGCGGTTCGCGGAAACCTTCTCGGACTTAATCTCCGTGTATCACGCGCACTTACAGATGCATCAGGTCTTGGCGATAACACACTTATTGTCGTAAACCCAGATGCGTACACATGGTACGAATCACCACGCCTATCACTTCAGACAAACCTCATCTCAACAGGTCAGGTAGAGGTCGGCTATTACGGTTATGGTGCGGTGGCCACGAAACTGGGCGCTGGATCTTACCGTTACATGGTTGCATAACCAAAACTAATCATGGGGGGGCGGTTGCTCCCGATCGCTCCCCCAGTCGTTTACTAGAGAGGATGTAGAGATGCCGTCAATCGTTACGGTTGCTGAACTGAGGTCAATCCTTGGCGTTTCTACATCCCTTTATAACGACGCTTATCTAGCGGATGTAATTGATACGGCCGAATCCGTAATTTTGCCTATGCTCGTCAAGTATTCAAGCCCGATCGATGTAGTAGCGTTGCAAGACAATATCGCTACATATTACGTCTTGGGCGATAACAATTTTTCAGAGGGTCAGAGCGTAGTCATTACTGGCGTAGGCTCCCCATTTAACGGCACCTTTACAATTTTAGAATCTAGCAACATCGATTATGATTCTTTCATTCTCCGCTCTAATTCACGCATATTTTTAGACGGTTCTTACCGTGAGTTTAACGGATTCTTTACAGTATCTATAACTAACGCAGACATAACTGAGCGCAAGGTTATCCCTTCAGGATTGGCTACCCTTTCAGGCGCTGCCACTTATGTAGGTAATAGCGCAGTCGAGTCAGCCGTATTAGCAGTATCGGTAGAAGTATTCCAATCTCGCATCGCTCCCGGCGGTCAGATTGAAGGCGTGGATTTTACTCAGGTATCGCCATATCGTTTAGGCCGCAGTCTTTTCAATAGAGTGTCAGGGCTCCTAGGGCCGTTTATTGACACCGACTCTATGGTGCAATAATGCCAGCATCGACCATTCTTGACACAGTACGCCAGCCTTTAGCGACAGCCTTCGCTAACGTTGCCGGTAACGTGTACGCCTACGTTCCAGAGGCTCCTATGGTTCCTTTCGTAGTGACCGTGCCAGACTCACCTTATCTAGAATTAGAAACAATTAATAAGAGCACACTTCACACAAAAATTAACCTCGTGATCTCGGTTGCCGTTGCTTATAACTCCAACCCAGCATCGCTCGACAATCTCGAGCAACTAGTAATGAGCGTTCTGAAAGTAATCCCAGTCGGGTACACAATCGGGGCGATAGAAAAACCTACGGTAACTCAAGTCGGGCCATCTAATTGCTTGGTCGCAGATATTCGAGTTTCCACCTACTACACACAAACAACATAAAGGACAATAATATGGCAACCGTCGTAATCACAGGGCGCGATATTTCTCTATCTTTCACAGGTGGAACAGATATCGAAGCACAAGCAACAAGCGCAGTACTTACAAAGACAAACGTTCGAGAGACATACCAAACCCTTGATGGCGAGGCTTACAAGACCACCAACATTGAAGGTACGTTCGCGCTATCTATGCTCGCAGACTGGGGTAAGGCTAACTCAGTATGTGAGGCTCTCTGGACTGCGGCAGAATCCGCTCCAGACACAGATATCACCGTTAGCCTTACAGCCGCTACGGGTGCGGTATTCTCATTCCCAATCATGCCAGAATTTCCTACAGCAGGAGGCGCTGGAACAGATGCTCAGACAGTAGACTTTACTTTCAAAGTATCAAAGGGATCAGTCACAGAAACATTTAGTTAATCAACAGAACGGGAGCACAAAATGCAACAGAACATAACAATTAAATATAACGACGGAACAGAAACTATCTACCAAGTTCGCCCGCCAGATTACGCCAAATGGGAATTAACCACAAAAAAGGTTATCTCTCAGTTCGGCGGAATGTGGGACATCTTATTCGTAACCCATAGCGCTATGAAAAGAGACGCCGGGGGTAAAACAGTTAAGCCTTTGGATGTATGGATGGAATCGATCACAGACGTTGAAGTCGGTGACGAAAACCCAAAAGTCATCCAAGAGGAAGCGTAAGCCGACTCTTAATAGAATTGGCAATCGCTACTCAGATCCCTATGGATCATTGGCGAACAGGTGAAGATATCTTAACCGCTATTGAAATATTAGAGGAGCGTAATCGTGGCAAGTGATCCAGTAGCACTAGACCAGACAGAACTCCGTAAGGTATTCAAGGCGCTTAAAGGTATGACTGATGAAGCAAAAGATGAAGCGAAACGCCAGTCGGGAGCGCTGGCGGAATTCGCTCGATCAGAGATTATCCAGACGGCTAACTCTCGGCCAAGTCGAGCAGTAGCAGGACGTATTGCTAGTGGAGCCCGTGTTAAAAAGTCATCTAAAATCGGTGAGATTACTTATGGGTTCGCATCTCAGAAGTTCTCAGGCGGAGCAACCACCAAGGATATCTGGGGCGGTTCCGAGTTCGGTTCCAATAAGTTTAAGCAGTTCCCAGTCTGGTCTGGCCGTGAAGGTCGAGGCTCTAAAGGCTGGTTTATTTATCCAACGTTACGCAGGATTCAACCTGAGATAGTCGCTAAATGGACTGCCTCATTCGATAAGATTCTAAAGGAGTGGACATAATGGCATCGACATCCAGAGCCTTAACACTTAAACTCCTTGCAGACGTTGATAGTTTTACAAAAAATCTTAACAAGGCTGATAACGACGTAAAAGGTTTTGGCGATAAAGTCGGAGCGTTCGGTAAAAAGGCTGCCTTAGCATTCGCAGCCGCAGGAGCCGCCGCAGCCGCTTACGCCGGCAAGTTACTAGTCGATGGAGTAAAGGCGGCGATCGAGGATGAAGCCGCCCAAGCCAAGTTAGCAAAAACCTTAAGCAACGTCACCGGCGCTACAGAGAAACAAATTGCAGCCGTCGAGTCACAGATACTTAAGACTTCCCTTTTAACTGGCGTAACAGACGATGAGTTACGTCCAAGTTTTGAGAGATTCTTACGCGCCACAGGCGACGCAGATAAGGCACTTCAACTACAGGCTACCGCGCTTGACGTGGCGGCCGGTAGTGGCAAGTCGCTCGAAGCCGTTACTAACGCAATGTCAAAGGCCCAAGAGGGCAACACCGCGTCATTGGTAAAACTGGGCGTAGGTCTTACTGCCGCTGAACTCAAGACAATGTCGATGGAAGAGATCACGGCAAAACTTGCTGAAACCTTTGGCGGTCAAGCCTCAGAGCAAGCCGATACATTCCAAGGCAAGATGCAACGGCTTAACGTGGCATTCGCAGAAGGTAAAGAAACCGTCGGAGCATTTGTATTAGATGCTATTACTCCCATGGTTACAAATTTTGTTAATGAAGTTATACCGGCGGTTCAGAAGTTAGCAGAAGAACTAGGGCCGAAATTAACGCCAGTATTCACAGCCCTTACGGATTATATTCGCGATTACGTAGTTCCTACATTTAGATCCATGTGGGCATTTATTACCGAGTTTGTCATTCCAGCGATCTCAGCATTTTTGACTCCAGTAATCGATGGGCTTAGATCAGCCTTTGAAAAGGTAACTACGAAACTTGTCGAGAATGAAGAAAAGTTAAAACCGCTTGTTGCGTTGTTTAAGAGCGTCGCCGCCTTCGTGCGCGATTATTTAGCCCCAGTAATAGGCACGCAACTTAAATTCGCATTCGAAGCCTTGGGTACGGCACTTAGTATTATTATTGATAATTTTGCAACGCTGGTAAGCACAGTCAATAACGCGTATAACGCCATTAAAAGACTGGTTAAATTTATTGACGAAAATCCAATCGCATTAGGATCAACAGGCGTTGCAGGTTTCGGCTTGCAACAGTTATTCGGCGGAGGTAGGGCTACAGGTGGCCCAGTTAATGCGGGAACTACCTACATGGTCGGAGAACGTGGCCCTGAGTTATTTATGCCTAACACCAACGGCACCATCATCCCTAACAATCGTTTAGGCAATCAGGGCACAGTTATTAACCTAACGGTAAATGGTGCAATCGATAGCGAATCAACCGCTCGACAGATCGTTCGCATACTTAATGATTCACAGGCCAGAGGAACGCTTGGAAGCGCGGCCTTTGGATGAGCGCATATACGCCCGATTTTAAAGTACTTATAAACGGTGAGGAACTTACCGAAGTAACTATCGCAGACTTAACGGTTACTTCAGGGCGAACTGATATCTATCAGCAACCCGTCGCCGGGTATTGCCAATTGCAACTTCTCAATCTAGATAATTCGGCATACGACTTTACCGTGGGCTCAGGCTTAACGGTTGAGGTAACTGATTCCGTAGGGGCTTATATCCCTATCTTTGGTGGCCTTATCTCTGATTTTACTATTACCGTCAATAGCACGGGGCAACTAGGCTACACAACACTAGCAACGATTACCGCGCTTGGCGCATTATCTAAGTTACCTAAAACAATCGATGAGGGTATTCTTTCCCAAGATTTCGACGGAGATCAGATTTACTCACTTCTCTCTGGTTATCTTCTAGGATCATGGAATGACGTATCCCCGGCCTTGACGTGGGCAAATTATAACCCGACCGAAACTTGGGCTAATGCAGCCAACTTGGGATTAGGTGAGATTGATCAGCCCGGCAACTACGAACTCATATCGCGTTCATCTAGCGACACAGACCTTTACTCACTTTGCACGGCTATCGCTACTTCAGCCTTCGGAGTTCTATATGAGGACGCTAACGGCAATATAAGTTATGCCGATTCAACACATCGCCAAGACTATTTAGCCAACAATGGTTATACTATTTTAGACGCTAATCATGCGAACGGAATAGGGTTATCGGCTACTACTCGTTCTGGCGATCTTCGTAACTCCTTTACTATCACTTACGACAATAATGGCAATCAGTCTTACACGGCAACAGATGCAGAGAGTCAAAGTCTTTATGGCGTTTACGCTGAGTCTTATCTTTCTCTCATTAAAAAAACCGTAGACGCGGAGGACTTAGCCGATCGATATATCGCCCTTCGAGCCTTTCCTTATCCCAAGTTTCAGAATATTACTTTCGTTCTTGGCAACCCTGAGATTGATGATTCAGATAGAGATGCTCTAATTAACATATTCCTAGGTCGGCCAGTCTGGATTCAGAATCTACCGCCTAACATCACGGGCGGATCATTTCAAGGCTATATCGAAGGTTGGACGTTCAGGGCTACCCTTAACAATCTCACGGTAACATTCAACGCATCTCCTATAAACTTCAGCCAAATTGCGGTAAAATGGGAGCAAGTAAACGCGGCGGAAACATGGAACACACTTAACCCAGCCCTCACATGGCTAACAGCGATTGGAGCAGTAGCGTAATGGCAACAACAACTACGAACTTTGGATGGGATATACCCCAGTCCACGGACTTGGTGAAGGATGGCGCCACCGCTATAGCCGCACTCGGTCAGGATATCGACACGGCTCTTATTGATCTTAAAGGCGGTACGACTGGTCAAGTCTTGGCGAAAGCCTCAAGCGCTGATCTAGATTTCTCATGGGTCGCAGTCGATCCTTTGACAATTCTGGACGCGAAGGGCGATCTTATTAGCGCTACTGCCGCAGATACGCCAGCACGTCTAGCAGTCGGTACAAATGGTCAGGTCTTGACAGCAGACTCAGCGACAAGCACGGGCCTCAAATGGGCAACCCCAGCCGCACCGGCAAGCGGTTTAACCTTTATTCAACGATCTACCTTTTCTAACGTCGCTAACACAGGAACTACTTTCGACGGCGTATTTACATCGACATACAAATCTTATGTGATGGTCATTGAAGAAATTTATGCTGCTACGCAAGCAGACCAACTTCATTTACAATTTAGAGCAAGCGGTGTCACTACGACGACCACCTACGATTCAATATCACACCGCGACGCAGTTTCGGCTAGTGGAGGAAATGTTGAAACAAACAGCGGAACTCACATAATTCTTGCAAATAACACGGGCAATAATACTTACCTTACAAGTGGTACATTTACTTTTACTGGCGTTGGTAATTTAACACGAAATACAGTTACCGGCGTACTTTATAATGGTTCGTATGCGGCAATTAACACTTCGGGCGGAACAAGAATCGGAACTACTTTTGACGGATTCTTGCTTAAATCTGGTTCAAGTAACATCACAGGCACAGTAGCGATTTACGGATTGGCGGCAGCATAATGACACTAGCAAAAATCAAGTCAGACCTCAAGGCAAAGCATCCAACCCTCAAAACAGGTAGCGAAGAAACAGGCTATGAGGAACTTACCGGCGCAGATTATGACGCGGTCATCGATCAATGGGCTGAGGCCGCTTATGCACAGGAATTAAACGCGAAAGCAGAAGCAGAAAAGGTAGCGGCTAAGGAAGCGCTATTAGGACGCTTGGGTATTACATCCGACGAAGCAAAACTATTGCTCGGATGAAACCAGTTCTATGCAAGGCTGGGCAACAACTGCGCGAGCAGTTCGATGACACCTTCCCAGATCGCGATAGGCGTTCCGATGGCTGGATCGGCGATCTCCGTCATTCAGCGCGTCCTAGTGACCATAACCCTGATCCAAAGACTGGGGTGGTTAGAGCCATCGATGTCGATCGAGATGTACATAAGTCAGGCAAGCCCGACCTCATGCCCGATATTGCTGATCAACTTCGACTCGCGGCTAAGGCAGGAGAGAAACGAATCTCTTACATCATCTTTGCCGGTCGAATTGCATCGTCTCGCATGGGCTGGCGCTGGCGTAAGTATTCTGGAAGCAATCCGCATAACGCTCATTGCCATATCTCTTTCACTACAAAGGGCGACACGGATAGTTCGTTCTTTAATATACCGCTACTAGGAGGCAAGTAAATGGAAGCAATCATCTACGCAACTTTAGGACTGATCGCGATTCCAGTAATCCGACAAGCGATTAAGTCATACCGAGCCAAGAAGGCCGTAGGAGATATCGTCGCAGATGCATTAGAAGCGGCAGTCGATACAGTCGAGAAGAAAAAATGACACAAGAAAACTTCTTTACTCTTTATTTCGCAAGCCTTGCCGTGATTGGTGGCCTTGCCGGGTATGTGATCACCCATTTATTGTCTGAAATTAAACGCCTTAACTCGCGTGTCGATGAGATTTATAACATCCTTCTCGAGCGATAATTTTAAACATGGCAAAAAAGAAGGTTATCGATCTCGATACTTATTCACAGTTAGACGCGTGGGCTATTAGCCTGCATGAGATGTATC